TTTCCACGCGGCTTGATTGGCAAACTGGAAATGGAATGCGACAATCAGTTTTTTCTTTCGCCTTCACTGAGCCCGCACTGCTCCTTGATGGCGCTCACGATTTCCTTGGTCAATTCGTCAGGGCCTCGTTCCAGGAGCCTCTCCGCCGTGGCGGCTTCGCCATCAATCGTTAAGCCGGCGATGCTCACCAGTCCCCACGATAAATACATCGCGTCAACCTCTTGAGCCAGAATGCTCCCTTCGATCTTCTCCTGTAACTGACTCCCGGCTTCCAAGAACTCTGCCTTCCTGCTGATTTCGCGAGCCCGCCTGCTCAATTCCATTCGGCGTCCGAATGAGATGCGATTGATGACGAACGTTACTGCCGGCATCGCCTTCGAGCGAACCATTACCACGCTCTCGTAAGAGTCCCGTGCGCGCACTCCGCTCGCGTGCAGGCTCACACGCTCTGTCCTACCCGAACGCGACAAAAAGTTCATCGTCCACGCTCCCTTGTGCCCGGCAATTCTGAAATTGCCACTGCTGCCGCGTTTCTGCGTCGCTAAACTCGGGCACCTCCGGAATTACACTCTTCATGTATATGCCGAACAGTTGCCCTTGCTGCTGGCCAAGCTGAATCATCACGCTGATCGGCGATTTCTGCCGCGCTGCTTGGTATAGTGCCTGCGTCGCCGCGTTGTCCTGTTGGTACAGGCTGAAGTCGAGAGTCACCTCACGCAGTCCAGGTGAAATCGCGGATGGCAATAACGTCCCAAATTCGCGCTCTCGGAGATCGACATTATTGTTGAATGTAATCTGGGCAGACGTGAGAGTAAAGAACTGGTTCGGCAGGCTCCCCAGCCACACTTGCCCTAAGTGACCGGGGATAATCGAATAATTCTGAGGTGCCACCGTGGGCTCCGCGGGAAAAGCCGTAAGTCCTGATTGACCACTTGTGAAACTCGCGGTATCCAGCACATCTTGAGCTTGTCCAGAGATGTCAAACTCGTGAAAATCGCCGTTGACCTTCACCGTCAGCTTGTCTAGCGCTGCCCCGGACAGAATGCGCTGGACGGCGGTTCCGGGACTCCAGTAATCGTAGATCGTGACACTGTTGAGCACCTCGGCCGGCTGATAGACAACAGTCGGGCCCGTGAAGGAACTGGTAGCCGGCGGCGTTGTAAAGGGTGCCTGCAATTGCACCGTAAAGTTGTCCACAATCGCGGAAACAAAGCGTATCTCGCCGCCGCTCGTTACTGCTTGTCCCGGAGATAACCCGTGCGCGGCCGCGAACGCCACCTGCGACGAGCTCGGCAGTCCTGCCACCGTTCCCCCTCCGGAAAGCGCCGCCGTGCTGCCCAAACACGCTTGAAATAGTGGCCCGTGGCCCGGGAGTGCCGCCTGATTGGCCCAGTTCGACATGTAGCTTTTCAGCTCAAAGGTGGTGTTGCGGCGCAGACCGCTTGGGTTTCCCACAAAGGTTCTGGATCCGGTCTTATCCTTGCGCTGGATCTTCTCGGTCTGTTGTTTGATACTCAGCTGCACCGCCGGAATTCGATTTACTGCCGTCACTGCCGCCGCAGTCCCATAGTTCTGCTCCAGCGCAACGTAGTAACGATTGTCATTCGATAGAATGTACGACATATATGATGTGTCTTTCGTTAACCCTAGAACGCTCGGTCATGCTTGCCGGTGAGGAACCTCGTTCGGCTCTCAATCCGCGGAGTCTGCACTGATATCCAAAACAAAAGACACCTTCGCGATCTGTATGAAGTTACGCCCACCCTGCTTCACGCCGCCAAACGCGACCTCATATTTGCCGCCGTAGAAGACACCGTCCCCCCAATCGCCGCGGTTGCTGTCCAGCACCTGTGTAATTGCGTCAACGTACAATTGAGTCTGTGTCCCCATGTCTTCCAAACGATCTTGCGAAATCCGTGCCTCGATCACCATATCCGCGTCTCCAGAAAACGTCCGAAACTTCTCTCGCAGTACGTTGGCGATCTTGTTGCAATAGACACAAACAATTGGATACTTAATAACTGTGCTGTGCTCCGCAAGTTCTGGCGGAACATTCTGAGCAATGAGCTGCTGCGACGCAACCGCCGGCAAGGCGATGCTCTGCTCAGCAGCAAGCGCGGCCACTGTGTCGGGAACACCTCCGCTCGCCAGAAGAATCCCCATCAGTTTATTGGTGCTTAAGGTACCGATCTGCAGCACGCTAGCCCCTTTCAATCAGCCGGTGATCTACCAGAAACCACGTTGGCTGTTGACCCTTGCTCGGAGGGGCCCCAGCTTGGAGCGCCGTCGTCAGCGTCCACGTGTTGCCGATCGCGATCGGGCTGCTATTCTGCAAACTCGTCGCCTCGGGCGCCTCCCCAACATACGCATTCCACCCTGTCGCATTCGCCGGCGGATTCACTGCGGCCACAACCAACTGCTGCCCAGTGGATGTTGTTAGCTGGGCAACCTCGCTGGCGCTTCCGAATTGCCCTGTCTGATTCACCCATGCAACAGCCACATAGTAAGTGGCTGCGGACCCAGTTCCGGGGACGGTAGTCAACACCGGAATCGCCGCCCTCGCAATAGGGCCAGAGACCAATCCAACCCCGACCTGAAAGTAAGCCTCACCACTTGCCTTGGCAAGTTGCTCATACTCGTTCCACTTTCCCTTATATCGATCGTTCAGTTGATTGTTGTATGCGTCTCGATAGACCAGGGCCAGAGTCTTAAGGGCATGCCATCGTCGTAGAGGGTCGGTGACAACCACGTCATCAACTCCGATTGTCCGCCCGTAAGTAACGGTCCAAAGGAAATCCGGCTGACGATACCGCCGCCGCAGGAACAGTATTAGCTCCGTCGCCATCTCACCTTGCGCCAGTGCGCTCTTTCCGGCCAGATCTATCTGCTCAGTATTGGCAACCGTGAGTATGCCGTTCTCATAATTCTGAAGGTCTATCGCTTCGTTGATTGGTCCATCCGTGAACAAGGCCATGGCTCACCCAAACCCTCAGCGCTTCTCCGGCCGAGAGGCACTCTTGATGGCTCGAAAGTCGGCCTCGGATACAACGTTCACTTGGATTTTCTGTGTCGCTGCTCGCTGTTCCGCTTCTTGCCGTGCCTGTTCCACCGTGGCACGGTGCTCTGAGGCCTCTTCGGCGCTGGCGAGACGCGCCCGACCTTCCACGATCAGCTTCGCAGCTATGCCTCTAGGTACCTCGGATTTCTGTCCTGCCCGGCCGCCATCGGGTGTCTCGTTACTGACCACCAACACATGTGGATCGGTAATTTCCTGCTCGATCTTCCGCAGTTTCTGATAGAACAGTCGTAAATCCATGTTTCTCCCTTGGGGTGGCGCAGGCGCTTTCGCCTGCGCATTGGTTTGCATCGGGCTCCTGTCGTGCGCCGGTTAGCTGTCCACTTGCACGCCGAAACCATTCCGAAGCACTGCACATCCATACAACACGTCCACGGTGAACTGCTGCGCCAGGGTGTTCGGCTGATAGCTCATCACCACACGTAGTCCGAAATTCCCCATTTCCGCGTATTCGGCGATGGCTCCAGTTCCGGGCAACGGCTGAGGCAATCTGCGGATTACGAGGCCGATCCCATCCCGTGCGAAGGCAATGTTGTGAGTAGTTACTGGAGCGCTGCCAGTCTTGGACACTAACTGCGACCGGAAAATGAAGAAGTCCTTCAACTTGCCGACTGCGCCATCTACTAGTGCCCGAAGTCCGGCTTCGCCAGCCGTGTAATATTCGCTGAATCGTGGAATTTGCCTCAACGCCGAGTAAGTCACGGGATCAACAATCAGATACTTCCCGGCGCTGGCCGGAACCAGGCCCTGGAACAGCGAGGTCTCAGCCTGGTCTATCACCGCCTCATTGATAGCCATCCCCGGCAGGCCTACCACGGTGTTCGCTGTGAATTGCGAGTAGAGGCCCAAAAGATCGGACTCGATTCGCTCAGCTAAGGCCACTACCGCCGGCTGCATGTACAGTTTCAAAAGATCCGGTACCGCGAGCACTTTCGTCACGTCCGGAATCAGAAAGGTCGCCTCCGCGTGGGTATTCAACACGATCTGTGCGTTTCCTAGGCTCGGGTTCTGAGTCTGAACCGTACCCCCCTCCGCGATGTTGTTAGCCACCAGAACTGGGGGAATCGGAACGTTTACCGTGTCCCCGGAATTCGCCAACGTCGGTTCGTAATCCCGGTTGACTAAGTTACCCATCACCAGATTGGCGACAAGCGCTGGTAATGCGTCCACTGCAACCAATTTGACAATCGCACTCGAGACATTTGCTGATGTAATTGCTGGCATCTTTTCTTCCTTTTCTTGTTGCGTTCATTCAGTTGCCCGGAGTTGCTCGTCTTTCGGACTGCTCCCCCAGCGCCTATCAAAGACCTCGCATCGCCTGGCTTGCCACCCGCGCGATCTCCTGGCGGGCCTTCTCCAAATCTTCCTGGCTCATGCCCGGTCGAATCTTATCCAGATCAATCCCGCCCCCACCTGTCGTTATCTTCGGCGCCGATCCCATCCCCGAGCCGCCGGTGATTCGCGCCGGCAGCAGCTCCGGATTCTCTTGGACGAACTGCGCCAGATATTCCCGCACCGGAACTTCGCCCTGTCCTCCCTTAGCGGTCAGTCGCCCATCTTCTCCTCGTTGAATATCGTCCTTCACGGCACGATAGGCTAAGTCGACTTTGGCGACGCCAAGCCGCTGCAGCTCTGAGCGAATCGACACGCTTCGCTCGGCCTCTTCCGCCATCTGCCGGCTCCGCTGATTCTCCTGAACTAGGTCGTTCATTCGCCGCTCTAAGTCCTCACGGCGTTTGCGCTCATCCAGCAATTCAGCCTTGTATGCAGGCTCCGCCCTTACTTGTTGGGCGCGCACAAACTCCTCGATCACCCCTTGAATAATGGGGCGTAAATCCGGGCCATCTTTCTTCGGCTCGTCCATAAACCTCCCTACCTTCCGGCTTCTAAGTCTGTTGATCGATTTCTCGTCCGATCCTGTCTTTCACTTCCTGCCTCACATCACTCAGGAATTGGAAAGCCAGCTTCTTGAACACTTGCTTCTGCAATGTCGGCGACTTGATTCCTAGGTTCAGAAGCCTCTCCGCATCCTCCAGTTCCGTCCCAAAGTCGCCAATATCGAATTCGTCCATGCCAGAGACATCTACGCTCAATCCGTCCTCGCGCGCCGCTTCGATCGCTCGTAGCACGCGCTTCATGGCTTCCTTCACGGCGTCGCCATAAGCACGCAGTACCTCTTGGGTAATCGCGAAGTCTCTTTGCTTACTGAGACCCGATTGCGCCGTACTTCCCGATACCG